CAATGGGCTCTCATCACCTCGGATATTCACTGGGACAACCCGCATTGCAACCGTAAACTCCTCAAGCAGCATCTCGATCAGGCGCTCGAACGCGAGGCGATCATCTTCAGCAACGGCGACATGCTCGACCTCATGGGCGGGCGGTACGACCCTCGGGCCGTGAAGAGCGGCATTCGGTCGGAGCACAACGTGCCGCACTATTTCGACGCCGTCGTGGAAGACGCCGCGGAATGGTTTACGCCGTACGCCCAGAACTTTTTCGTGCTGGCCCAGGGGAATCATGAGACGGCGATGACGAACCGCCATGAGTTCAATCCGATCGAACGCTTGGTGACGCTGCTCAACTCAAAGACGCGATCTCGCATTTACAACGGCGGATATTCGGGGTGGCTAGAGTTCGCGTTCCAGACACTCGCTGAGGGAGGTAGGGGGCGGACCTCCACCGTGGTGGCGAATTATCACCACGGATCAAGCAGCGGGAAAACGACATCGAATATTCTCTCGCACGAAAAGCGTGCGGCCTTCCTCCCCGACACCGACGTGCTCATCACCGGGCATGCACATAATTTCTGGTGCGAGTTCGTCGGTCGGCAGCGGTTCGGTCGTGGTGGAACTGTTTACCAGGATACCCAGACGCACCTCGGCTGCCCCGGCTACAAGGACGACACGGGCGATGGAAGCTCTGGCTGGGCGAACGAGAAGGGGTTCAAGCCGAAAACGCTCGGGGCCTGGTGGCTCCGGTTCTACTGGAGCCGGGAGCGAAGTTCGGTGCTTTTCGAGGTGATCAGGGCTCAGTAGCGTTGGCAGTAAACGCCCGCTTGCGGCCAAGCCCCCGGCATCCGACACCGCCGCACGTTCGAACCTCTTCCGCCCGAAGATGATTGCCCCGCTGCGGAACTAGCTCAAGGCACACCCCGCAACGACAGAGCCACCATTCCGTGAAGTGGCCGTCGTGACCGAGAAAGCCGAGCACTCGCAAGGCGCCGACCCCTCGCCCACTAATGTCCTTTGCTGGGCGAGGGTAGGGAATGATATCAGACGTACTCAGCGACATCAGCATCATCCTCAACTTGAGACTCGTCGGCAGCAGTAAACATGTCCTGATTTTCCTGGTGAGCCACTCGAAGATTACCGCAAGCCTGCCGCCAATAACTCTCTTTGAGCTCGACGCCGATGAACTTTCGGCCCATCTTTAAGGCCACGTACCCCTCGCTCGCGATGCCGCCGAACGGGGATAGTACAACGTCGCCGGGGTTGCTCCACATCTCAAGCGCCCGTCGAATGACGGTGAGCTGAAGCGGGCAGATGTGCTTCTCGTCCTTTTCCTCGCGGGCTGACCGATACTGCAAAGTGTCGGATGGGTTGATGTCCATCCAGACTGGCGAAGCGTACCGTTGCCAAACATGGACCGGGAAGTCTTGGGGATCGTGGCTAACGGGCTCGGGGTTCTCGCCGGGTTTACGCATGGTCACGAGGTAATCAGGGATACCCTGTCGCGACATGCACGAATCCTTTCGAAGCTGCTTGTAAAGAAGTCCGAGGGCTTTCGTTCGCTGCATGGCGGTAACGGGGTCTTTCCAGATGCAGACCTCGGAGTGGTAAATGAATCCGCATTCTCGAAAGAGCCGGATGAGGTCACCGCGAAAGTCCTGAACGCCGATGTAGCCGTGATGGGTCTTCGACGTGGGAAGGTTCATGCAGTGAAAGCTCACGAGTCGTCCGGGCTTCAAGACTCTGAAAAGCTCGTGAACAAGAAAGCGAAAGTGCGTCACGAACTCGTCGTAGTCGGTGCAGTTGCCCATGTCCCGTTCAGAGTTCGAGTAGGTGTAGAGCGATGCGAATGGTGGGCTGAAGACTGAAAAGTGAACGCTCTCGCTCTCCATGGCCTTTACCGTCTCGACGCAATCTCCGAGATACATCTCCCATCCGTTTCCGGTCTCTTTCTTCTGCTTGTATTCCATAATCTCCCTGGTCGTTCCTTTAATCTCTCTTCTCAGGTACTCGCACATGTGCTCGGCCATTTTGTCGGACATCGTCCGCGAGTCCGTTTCCTTCCTCTCTATGTTCTTGACGACGGCGCCCTCAAGGTCTGACGTGACGCAGTAAACATCAACGGGGCTATCCTGGCCGAATCGCCAGCATCGCCTGACAGCCTGATAAAACTCCTCGTAAGAGTCAGAAAGCCCAAGGAAGACGACGTTGTGGCAGTTCTGCCAGTTCATGCCGAAACCAGCGATCGATGGTTTCGTCACGATGATGCGAACCTTGCCTTCGGAAAACGCGAGCATAGTGCTGCTCTTAAACTCTGGCGTGTCGCTGCCCTCGACGTTTACAGCGTCCTCGACAAGCTCGCACACGGCGGATGCTTCGGCGTTTAGGTTGCACCAAACGATCCACTGTTCGTCGGGGCGAGAACGGATTATATCTGCCGCCTTCTCGGTCCTTTCCTTGATGGTTTTCCGGCGAGCATCGAGCCGCTCTTGCAACGTGGCCGCTTGAACCGGGAAAAGGAAGCCGTCAAGGCGATGGGTTGACTGAACGGATACTTGCTGAAGTCGCAAAGGCGGAAGCGTAAACTTTCCGTTGTCGTATCCGAGGTCGGAGGGCGATCGAACGTTTACCGCCCATGAGCACATCCACTTCCAGAAGGTATCCTCTGCGTGTCCTTTGAGTCTCCATTTTTGCGTCTCACCGCCATCGTGAACGAAGTACATCGACAGCATTTCCGTCCGGGACATGACGTTCAAGAACTCGGAGTGGTTGCCGAGCTCCATGAAGTCGTTCGGGGCGGGGGTTGCCGAACATGCGAGCTTCCATCGGTATTGCTTGAAGGAATCGATGATGAGCGTGCGGAATTTCCCGTCGTAGCTCTTCAAGATGCTGGATTCATCGAGCACGACGCCAGTAAACTGCGAGAGCTCGAAGTTTTCGAGCATCTCGTAATTAGCGATGACGATCTTTGAATCGGGCGAGAACGTTCCGCGGGAGTACTCACAAGGGATGCCGAACTTCACGCCTTCCGCGACGGTCTGACGTGCGACGGCAAGCGGGGTTAGAACCAAGACGCGGCCGGGAACATGCCTCGCCCATTCGAGTTGCATGGCGGTCTTTCCCATGCCGCAATCGGCGAAGACCGCGGCTCGGCCCTTCTTCAAGGCCCACTCGACAATGTCTCGTTGGAACGGGAAAAGCTTATCGTTTAACTCGGGGATTTCGGTCAGCCCTGTGGCTGGTGCCCGATGGGTTTTTGCAGCCAGAAATGAAGTGTATTCAGATGTGTTTTCGTCAGTCACAAGCCTCGTAAGTCAAGTATTCGGTTTTCAGCTTCGCGTACCACGCTCCCGCGAAAAACGCGAGTGCGAAGAGCGTTCATCGATTTACAGCCCAGGCCCTTTCGGACCCAGGCTTTTGTTTTCAGTCCTTCGGCTGCGGGATCTTTCGGATCTCCAGGTCCTCGTCGATGAAATGATCCTTCATGTCCTTGCCGTCGATTACCGCGAGTTCGAGCTTGCCGTTGTGGACTGCTTCGAGCACGTCAACCTCGCAAGCCTCGCAATACTCGAAGGCGTCGGACCATTTAGACTTCCCCGGCTCGTAGGCTACGCGGTAGCCGTCGTCCGAGTGCTTGAATCCGCCGCACATTCTGCATTCAAACATGCCTCCCATGATGTTTACGCCTCCACCGAGAAAAACTCTTGAGCGATGAGCGAGCGGTCCCCGCCGAGCCGCTCGAAGAGGCCCAGGATCTGGTCGAAGCTCATGTGGTGGTGGAAAGCGAGGTAGTCGGCGGTCCTGGCGATGCCGTCCCAGTCGTTTCGGGAGAGGTAGTTTTTGATTTCGAGTTCGTTCATAAGCCTCTTTGAAATAGGGCCGGAAGTTGTCAGGCTTCCGGCCTCGTTGTAGGGAGAGAATAGCGCGGTATGCGTTCGCGTGTCAACAGACAGGAGAAGAAAAAAGGGGCTGAAGGCCCCGTGTTTTCGGGTCAGGGTTTACCGATCGCCTCAACCGCATGCCGAGCTGCCCAGCGTGCCGCCTCGTTCAACTGCCGAACCCAAAGCCCGCGAGTCGGCGACCATTTGAATCCTCTCGATTTCAGTTCCTTCCTTACCGCTTCCGAAGGCTTCCCGGTAAACTCGAAACAGATTCGATTGTCTTCAGCGTCTTCGAACACCTTGAAGCCTTCGCCGGTGAGGTCGAGGCGAGCCTCGGCGGGCCGTGTGGCGTTCTGCTCAAGCTCGGCAATACGGTCCTTGACCCGGCGAATGTTGCCGGAGAGGTTCGTGATTTCCCACGCCTGATGTCCCTTCCGCTGGTAGGTCTCGCGGGGGTTGAGAAGCCTGTAAACCTGCTCGTCACGGTATCCCAAGGCCTTCAAACCTTCGGCGTCATCCTTCGCGGCGAGCTTCGTCGCTGCCTTCATCGTGTCGCGTTCGTGCTCCATGGCGGTAAGTTTCTCGCGGAGCTTCGCGATAGCCTGGGGGTCGTCGGACGAAATGGTGCGATTCGTCTGGGCTGCCTCCACAGATGCCTCGGCCCGTGCTGCGAGTTGTCGGAGTTTCGCCGCTCTGTCCGACGCCGAACGCATTTTTCTAATGGCGTTTCGGTGTCCACGCTCGGAGTGGTGCCCCACGAGAATCGGCTGACCGAAAGGAATGACCCGCCCGATGTCATGTGAACGACAATCGGCCCGTGCTGCCTCCACGCGAAAACGTGCCGCTCTCGCCTTCATGCGGTCGATACGTGCGGCCCTTCGCTGCTCGAAGGCGTTATCTGCCCGTGGTGCGGTGGACGGGGCGTCAACGGTATCAGCGAGATTTGCAAGTGCTTGAGAGAGGTCCGTGTAAACGGCCTTGCCGAACCTCGGATATTCAGAATTGCGGGCGGCTTCTTCAGCCTGTTTTGCTGCGTGCTCTGCCTGACGGCGAATCGTTTCGGAATCCATAAGCCTCTGTGGATGGGGCAGTGGGTGTCACCCCGCCGCCTCGTTGTCTGGGGATAATGGCACGATATGCGTTCGTGTGTCAACAAAAAGCAGCGTCTTTTTTAACCCCTCGCTAACCCCCTGAAAACACCCCCGAAAGGGGCCGGGCTTTCTTGACGACGGGAGCCCGACACACCGCCTTTTCGCAGGAGGCTTATTTCTGCGAGAAATCTTTTGAGAGGCGGGCAAGGAGGCGATTCCGAAGGCCCAACGCCGCTTCGATCATCCACGCCTGTTTACTGGCCGCCATCATCCGCACGAGTTCCGTGTTGTTCTTCTCGACTTCACCGCGCACGAGGGTCTCGATCTCAAAAATGACGACAACATATTCCTCATCCAGCATCTTCTCCACTTCCGCTCTCTCCACGCTCCCTCCATCCGTGCGACAATCAGAATTATGAACGCTCGCCTCTTCGACGTGCAAACCGCCGACCGCCTGAGCAACCTCCACGCCTTCGCCCTCGAAAACGGGCGGCAAATCTGCATCCACTTCGATGGCCTTCGGATCCCGAAGGCGTGGTGGCTCGTGCAGATCTACGACACTGCAGAAAGAGACGTTCTCTCGGGCCGTGGCAGAACGCTTGCCGAAGCGGTCGCGGAAATTCACGCCCGATGGTTGGGCCGGAATCAGCGGGCCTGACGGCGCCATGGAGAGGATTTCGTTCTGGCAGCGGATGAGGGCGGCCTTGATGATCTGATAGTCCGTCCGCAGCCTGGCATTCTCTGCCCTGAGATTGTTCAATTCTTCAAGCTCCTTCTCGTCCACGTCCCTCCTCATGTCTCACCCTCCCGTCGCTTTCATCACCCTCTGTCTTCTTCCCTTTCCGCAGCCACTTCGTCGGCGGTGGATCGCTCGGCATGAACTCCATCCAGTCCGGGGGCGTCTTCAGAAAATTGAACTCGCCAAGGATGAGTGCGTCGGCGAACGACAGCCCCGTCCTCGCCAGCTTCTCGGCCCACTCGTCGATTGCAAATGAGGATATTCGCCAGCCTTCGTACGGCATCCGCCGAATCACGTCGAGCTTGAAATCGACGTAGGTCTCCACGCCGTGGGCGTCGCCCAGAACGTCGGTGGTGATCGCCAGGGCCGTCTGTGCGATGAGCTTATCATCGCCGGCCGGGCCCCAAGAGAACCCCAGGTCCGAGAACTCCATGATGTCGTACCGAGGGTTGAGGTACTTCGGTACGGTCAAGGCATCCATCACCTTCACCACAATGGCGGCGTCGTCGTGCTGGGGCAAGCGGAAGCCGACGTAGTGGACGGGCGGAAGGTGGTTAGGGAAGGGAGAGCGTCGGTCGGAGATCATGGGGCCTTTTGCCGTGTCGTTAAGTCGTTTACCACCAACTGAGCAAATCCAGCGACATCGTGGAAATTGTCGGGGTAGGTCGGGTCGCCGCTCAAAGCACGCGAGAGCTTCATGAATATCAGTTTAATGGCCTCTCTCTGCACGTCGGACAGACGCTCCCAGCCCGGCTCACTGACGCACACGGCCTCCAACCTCTGAGAGATCCGAGCATTGTCGGCGAAGGAACCGTAGCGGCTGCCACGTTGTTGGAGGATGGTGAGTAGGTCGGTCATGTTTATGCAGCCTTCTTCGTTTTCAACTGGTCAACCTTATCGAGCTGTTCTCGAAGCTCTTTGATGAACTGGCGAATCACCTTGTCTCGTTGAGCTTCCGACGTGAGCCGGTAACCCGAGTGAACTTTCACCTGTATCGGACAGGTAAACGGCTCTGCATGAGCGACGTGATAGCACTCTTCATCGTCCACGTAATAAATCTGCATGGACAAACCGCACCACGGGCACGCCTTCAACTCGGGCTCTTGCTCGGTCATGGTTTCACCTCTACTACTTCAGCTTTTTCGCATTCCAAAATATCGATATGCTCGTCATATTCGCCCCAATAATTGGTATGTCCTTGTATTTTTGCTTGTCCTACAATCTGCCAATTTTTATTTGGGTCGAGTTCAAATACTTCCCACCAATCGTCAGGATACTGAGGTAGTTCGGAAAACGAATCCCTAACCCAATCAGATATGCTTCGTGTTGAAGGCCCAGATATATCGATACCGTGGTACCAGGTTTCCACTCGTACGTCGTCCTCCGCCTTAGAGGACAGCTCGACACGACAGCTCGACACGAAAAAAGAATTTAGCGCTGCTCATCCCTTCCCCACTGCTATAAAAAGAAGGCACACGTACCCAATCACCAACAATCCGAACATGGCAAACCCTAGGTCCATCCCTCACCCCCACGCTTGAACGCTTGTCTAGCCTTCGTCTCTAATCGCCCGCACTTGGCATCAAGGTAGGTGACAAGAGCAAATGCAGCATCATGAATCTCTGTAAGCTGTTTGTCTGTGTGGTTCGTGTTCCACGATAACAGGCGCATTGCTGACATGAACCCTTGTCTCAACTCGCTCTCACTCTTCTCGCTCATGCCTTCCCCGCTGCTAACTGCTTGTCGTCTGTGGGGCTCGTAATTCCCTCGGTATTCTTCCAATACTCATCCCACGTAATCGGCCTGATTCCCTCTACGTCCTCTGGCCCATACGAACGCCCCGTCTTCAGGTCAATCATGCGTCCTGCATTGGGATAGCAAGTGACAATGTCACCAGGCCAAACCTTCACCTCGTATGGTCGCTTCTCATAGTCACCGTTCCACTTCTCGAACTGCTCGCTCATATCTCCTCTTCGCCCTGCGCGGTGGGGGCGTTAAAGCCGTCGCCGTCGCCGTCGCCGTAGCCGTAGCCGGAGCCGGAGCCGTAGCCGGAGCCGGAGCCGGAGCCGTCGCCGTCGCCGT